ATAGATTGTGATATTGCACTTAAATCAAATTGCATTAAAATTCTGGAATTATTAGTGTATAAGGTAGTTGACCCACTTACATTTTTTTCTAATTCTAAAATTTCATCAGTACCAGTGTTTTGGTAATATGATGCTTCATATATTGTTGCGTCTTTTGTTGGGTATAAAATTTCTATCATAATTAATATGTTGTTGTTTTCCCGTATATATCAGAATCAGGAAACCTTACTTCAAATATCATTGGGTCTTTTGATGGATAAATTATATTATTTCTAGTCGCAGATTGTATATCATATGCGTTGTTCCAATAACCTAATGTTGAATCTAATTTATTTTGGAATTTAACATCTAATACTGATTGAACACCATCCGTACTAGCTAACAATGAAATAATATCAGCAATTATTATCGGTTGGTTTATCTGCCATTTTTCAATATCAAAATATGTTTTTAATACATCATTACATTTTAGTTGTACTTCTTTTGCGGAATAATTAGGCAAAACAGTTATATCATAAAACGCTTCTATATTAACAACATATGCATTTTTAATATTGATTGCATCTGTTAACATTCGATGTTTATCTAAATACACCATTAAATTTTCTTTAATAGCAGTATTTGCGTTTACTAAATGTTTATCATTATCATAACTTAGTACATATAAATTCATAGCCAATGGATTTTTTATCCTGTCATTTTCCTGTAATCTTACTGCTCCATTTGTTTTTAATAAATCATTAAATGATATTTGTTCATCCTGTACGATATATGCTTTTGATATACTACCAAATTTTTGTGGCATTGAATATACTCTATTAATATAATCTTCTTTTGTTACGGTTCTTCCTTGTGCTGCAAAATATGCTAATGCATTATTTCGTATTTCATCTATCGACTCTTCATCTCTTCCACCTACTGCTGGTTCTGGGTTATCCGTAGCTAATGTTTGTCTAATTGAATTTCGTAATTCTGTATTTATAGTACTTGCTTGAAAAGTTGCTGCTACATCCTCTATAGATGTGAGTACATTTGATTTTACATTTGAACTAATCCCGCCACCTGTGCTATACTTAATCGTTAGGGTTGTATTTTCTGGTATCATCCCATATGAATTAGAATATATAAAATTTGCTATATCATATGTATTATTTAATTTTGACATTCTACTTGGTGTTGCCAACCCAACATTATCTGGATTTGGAATTATTTCTTCTGTTATTTCATTATTTATTCCTGCGCCGAATTGAATTGTCATTGTGTTATCTGGTTGGTGTCTAGTTATAAACCTACGTAATACTCGTTGATATTTTAACAAATATGGTACTGATGTACTATATTGTGATAAATTATGATCATTATATGATACGTTCGATACAGATTTTAAAATAGTATCTTGTGCTAAATATGGTACCTCATACCATATATTTCCATCTGAATCAGTAATACTATCTATTTGAATTATATCTTCTTCTGGAATATTTATTTTTAGATATTTAATCTGGTCAGTAATATCTATATCTAATGTCTTTGATTGTCCTGCTTCTACCGTGGTTTGTTTCTTTACTAAATAATATGTTGGTGCACCATTTGTATCCACTTGATATACTGATACATCAGTAGAATCATATGAACTAGAAAAAGCAAAGTCAACTGCTTCTGTTGTTCTAAATACATTTCCACTATTTTCTTTGGATGCTATTCGCATGCCGGCATTAATCCTCATTGCATAATCAAAATCTGGGGTTGTCTCAATTCCAATTCCCGTACTAGGTAATAGTTGATATACTTCAAGTTTTGTTTTTGATGGCACCGAAGTTTTTGGTTTATATCCCAATGATTGTGCAATTAATGTTACGTTTTTTCTTTCTTCTGCGTGGAGTAATAATGATTCTTTAAATTGATTATCAATATAATATGATAATACATCTCCAACATATGCTGCCATTTCTATAAACATCATACCTGGGTCATTAGAATCAAAATCATTATATATATCACTAAAATAGTTTTTTACATAATCTATCAATGATTGACGTAATTGTGGGAAATCCCTATTTAAATATTTTACTTTATCACTCACTATAACCTCATATTAATTTGTTATAATATCAATAGTCAACTCTTCAGTATCTTCTATATTATATTCTAAGCTAAATTCTATAGATAATAAAATTTTATGTTCATTTCTATCATCTATGGAAAGATTTATATTTTTTATTACAACATATGGTACCCATTTACTAACTCCGGATGTTATTATATCTTTAATATCATCTAATATATAATTATTATTTTCAAATAATAACAATTTTAATCCTATTCCATAATCAGGTAGCATTACTCGTTCACCTTTGTTAGTCAATAACAAATTAAGAAGGTTTGTTTTTGCTTGCTTTAAACTTGTATAGTTTAAATTAAACATTCCTTGCTCATTATCAACTAATGGTAATGCAACACCAATTGCTACATTTTTTTCAAAATCTAATGGATTAATCTTTTTTTCCATTATTTCTTCTTATTCATTGTTTTTACTAATGATGTATAATCTCTATTCAGTGCGTTTTTAACTGCATCTGGTATTGATTCATTATCTAGTACAGAAGTTACGTTAACATCACCGGTACTAATAGGAGACCCTATCATATCTAAATATTTATTTCTTATTACATTATTCCCGCCTGTCATTCCTTTTGAATCAAAAGAAACCGTTTCTGGTTCGTCATAATTATGTGGGTCATGTTGATTATAAACTTCCATTAAAATATCATTTAGTTTATCGTTTTTTACGTATCGAGATTTGTTTTCTCTTTTAGGCTCAGGTGTCGGAGATGAAAGAGCTCGCTCAAACTCTTCGCGAATAATTGTTCGTAATTCAACGTTTAAATATTTTTTTAATACTTTAATTAGGTCAGATTGCTTCATATATTAAACTCATTTATTGTTTAATATAAATATACAGATTAAATTTTTTATTAAATTTTAAGACAGGAAATTATTAGTACTAATAATCTTTTGTAATTGTGCTTTGATTTTTATAAATTCTGCAAAATTTATTGTTGTGGATGTAGGTGACCCCGGTGCTGTCACCGTCATTGTCATTTTAAGTATTGCATTAAGTAATGAATTCAATACATTTTTTAAATCGTCACCATGTACCATTGGATGTTTTGGGTTATTTCCAAGGTAACATTTATTAGATTTAATATAAACATTTTTATCTGATTGTATAATTACATTTTTGGCTGCTTGTAAATTAATTGTACTATTAGCAAATAATCCTATAGATTTATCTGAATATAATAACATATCCGATTTTTTTGATGATAAAACTAATCTATCAGATGATATAATGATCTGGTTACCCATATACTGTTTTGGATTTATGGGTTGAGTATCATATGCTTTATATGATGGAGTAGGTGGGTCGAAGTTTAACTTTTGATTTGAACAAATAATGACACATGAATCTATTTTTTCAATATCTTCAGTAATAAAATCATCTTTTGAAACAGATTTTGTTGATATATAAATAATTGGTTCACCATCTTTCTTAGCTTGCCATGGAGTAACATTTTTTATAGAACTACCATATCGTATATAATTACCCCATCTACCTGAGTACATTATATCGCCTTCAAAAGGTTGAAGCCTAGCAACGTTTTCTTTTTCTTTAAAATGTTCGCCAAAAATTAATTTATCACTTGTAGCTTTTTGTGGTAAATTTGAAAACCTGCCTTTTCCATTTGATTTTTCATCTAACCTTTTATAGCCTGATATATAAGGTAATGCATTATGATTGTTCAATCCCCATGCATTCAAAATGCCAAGATAATAATATTCATTATTATTTAACACGCCATATAAATTACTTGGTGCTTTAAAAATTAAAACATTTTCAAATCTTACAGGATACATGCTTTGGTATGGGTTATACGGATATGCACATATTGCTGCGTCAGGTGGTTTACTACTGTCTATGTTTACTTTTTTTACATATACTTTTCCAATATCTTTTGGACCTTTATAATCAGCATCATCAGAATTCATAATAATATGAATTACTTCTGCAGAATATATATCATATTCTTTATCAGAATGTAATTGGTTATCACCACTAGTTCCAAAATTTTTATCAGTTGTTTTCATTTAATGAACCCGAACTAGAACTAACTTGAATGTTAGCACTTGCTTGTATTATTCCTTTTGCTTTTATTACTGCTTGACTTCCACTTTGCATTATTGTGGAATTTTTTTGTAACTCTTCTATTTCGTCATCTGTTAATAGTAGATCATCTACTGACGTTTGTTTACTTGTATGTAATGACCGTTGCACAACTTGTGCAAGTTTAACTAATAATTCATCATTTTTAACTCCAACATCCAAATATTCTTTAATCATTGGAACTACGACAGTAGCATCTCCAATTGATTTAACCAGTGTGCGTAATTCATCTATTAAGATTTTAATTTGTTTTTCTTTAGTAGATGACTTAGAATATATATCACTTAAAAGGTCGCTAAACTTCTTGTCATCAAATATTTCATTATCAAAAATTTTATCTTTCATTTAAAAATCCAATGTTTGGTGTATTTGTAAATTTCCATCTCTTTGATATTTCTCAAAAAGATTTCTATATATTTTTTTATATTTATTTACAACAACCGTAATATGTGATGATTTACAATTAGTCATCTCTTTTATATATATAAATAGTGCTTTTTTCTGAAAGTTGTTAATATTATCTCGTCTTTTTAGTATTTCTAATATTGCATTAGCAATATCCAAATCTCGAATTTTAGTAAAATGATTTGGTAAATTCACTTCCAAATATTTAATGAACAATTCCAAAAACATATGTAAATCAATATCATCGTCATCCATTTTAGAAGGTATCATTAGACCAGGTTCGTTATCTGTTTTGTCAATACTTACTCGTTTCTTTAACGTGTGGTATTTAGTATTATTTTGATTAATCAAAAAATGCCATGCAATAACAGTAAAATAAGAATATGCTTTTCCCTTTTCTTCTGTATAATTATTCATTTTTTCTAATAAATGCCAAATCACATCTGCTTTTATTTCATTAACATTTCGTCCCGCATAGTAAAATTTACCACGATGGATTAATATTTCTGCTAGCTTATCAAATGATTTGTTAATATATTTATTATATAAATCATTTCTTACTTTATGGTCAGCCTCCTTATTATATGCTAAAATAGCTGCTTGTGTATCTAGGTTAAAATATAGTTTTTTGTTAGCCATTATTTTTTATTTTGTTGTGGTATATAACATTAATTCTTGTTGCATTTTCTTGACTTCTTCAAAGAAGAATCCTATTTCATCATCTGATTCAAACGAACCTTTAGAATCTATTTTCTTTAAATTAGCATCTATAGATAATATAGTTCTATTTAAAGTATTTAATGTAGTAACATATTGATTTCTGTCACTTAGTAATTCTAGCATTGCAGTTTCCATCTTTGATATTTCACGTGTTTTACGAACTAACAATATAATACATATAATAGATACAAGTAAAAAAAGTGCTGCGCTTATACAAATATAAATCATTTAATTAATCTCCGAATGCTTCTTTAAATAAATCAGTAACTGATGTTGAACTATCTGTTAATCTGTTCCTAGCACTTTTAGGTTTGCTAGCAATAGGTGAAACATTATTTTTATCATTATCGTATTCTACTTTAGATGATAAATAATCTGCTTGATGTAAAATTAAAATCATATTGGACCTTATCTTTTTGTGTTCTTGAAACGCAGAAAAATATGATGCGTTTTCCGGTACCCCGGGGCCATCATGTAATTTAATTGCCATAAATTCATTTTCAGTTGGTATAATTTCATATTGTGATAATAACCATAATGAACGATCTGGTACTGCCATATTAATTACTTTAGGATTTACTTCATATATTTTACCTTGTTTTTGTACGTGCCAATTACTCATATTCTGAATATAATAATCATTTGTTAAATCGCCAACTTTTCCTAAATCATGATTTAATGCAGAAAATACTAATTCTTCAATTGAAAAATCTTCTGTATCTGCTCCACATTGTTCCCATAACTCTTTCATTTTAATTGAATTTTTAACTACATTTAAAACATGCAACACATATCCACCTGGGTATGCACCATGAAAATGTTTAAAGCTACTTGCCGGTGCAAGTACCATTCGGTCAGCTAGTTTATCATATAGGTCTAATAATTTTTGTTTTCGAGTTCCTGTTATATATTTTTCAATATATGATATTAATTCATTATAATTATCTAATAATGTTTGTTCATCTAATTTCATTGTTTGATACTCCACTTATCATCTAGATATTTTTGTAAAAATTTATATTTAACTTCTATTGTTTTATTATCTTTTTCTAAAACTATCAAATCATTTCTATAATATTTATCAGACTTAATAGTTTGTTTTGGTTTTTCATATTTAAAATGGTCTGGAAATTCGTTATTCATAATACCTATACATTGTTGTATGTATACGGCTTCCATTACTGCTGGATGGAATAACATTTCTTCTCTATAATTACCATGATTATATAATTTATATTTATATTTCTTATCTAATCCAAATTCTACTGGCTTTTTCAAGTTGTCAGCTGTTAATGTTATATTTGCATACCTTGATGTAGTAAATAATTTATTAGGAAATGTAATGCAACTTTCTACATATGGTACTTTTATATCTTGTAATTCTATTTTTGGATTGATAAAATATAATGGTTTGTTTATATTTATAGCAAGAATAGGGAAATCCTCTCCTATTTGATTGGCAGCAATTGCCGGTGCCGTTTGATTATTAAGTAACACTCCAAATAATTTAGACACTATATCCTTTTCCTGTTCTTTATCAATTGAAAAATTAGTTACTTTTTTAATTTGGTCTGACGTTAGTATTTTCATGAATTCTTCTTAATTATTTTTTCACTCTTTTTAATTATTTTTTTGTACTCATTAATTTGGTATTTTTTTAATTTCTTTTTCGTGACTTTATCAATACCAGCTTTAAGAATTTTTTTATTTTTATTCACCTCTAATAATGCGGCATGGACAAGTAATTCCTTTTCTCTTTTCGATAGTCGTTTTTTAGGAGGGACTTTTTCAATTATAGTTTCTTTGAGGGTACCTTTTAAATCAGGTTGTTCAATACCCTTAAAGAAAACATTTCCTTCTTTATCAACATATTCTTTCATGAATTGCCAACCACGTGGTTTTTTTAATTTCTTTTTTTCGCAGCCCCTAGGGATTTCAGTCATTCGTTGTATACATAACCCACAAATCCATAATTTCTTACCAGCTTTTTTTAACTGTTTTTGGTATTCTCCAATTTGCCGGTCTTTAAAATCTGCAACAATACTACCACAAATTGGACATGGTTCGTTATCAGAATATTCTGCTAAGTTAATTGAATTGTTTTTTCTAAAAAAATTATTAAATTTCTCTACATGTAAGTTAACATCTTCTCGTTCATGAGTAGATAATTGTTTGTGCTTCTTTCGTGCCATTCGTTGTATTTTTATATAATATAGTAATAATTTCCGACATAACCTAATTTTTATGTAGAAATTCCTCCACCGGAGTTCATTCCTTTCTTATATTTAGATGTTTGTGGATTGGTAATAACAGTATTGTCTTCTGCCCATGTTCTTAGAACGTTATCGACATCAATAGGTTGTTCTTCGGTTGACAGTTCAATTTTGGAGTTTTCAGTTGTAACATTTTCTTTTATATCATTTAATTTTTCTATCTTAGCTATATGTCGTGTATCAACAAAATCATTATCTAGCTCTTCTTCAATAATACGTTCATCATTCATGATAATATCATTATTTATTTCTTCAATGTCTTTATCAGCAAGTTCATATGGGGTAATATTATGTTGTTCTTTAATTTCATCATTGATAATAGTATCTGCTTTATGTAGTGTATCTTTTTTCTCCTTATTAATTTTTATTAATTTATTGAAAGCAATTACCAAACTAATTGATAATGGGTCAAATACAAATACTAATAATAAAATAAACCAATTAATAACAACATCTATCGGTTTATTGGTCATTTTAGAAATATATTTTAATGGTCCTAATTCTGCTGTTTCACTATTATTGGATATTGATAATATTTGTATATCTAATTTATTTATACTATCATTTAAAGAATTATTTTTTTTATTATAACTACTAATCTCAACATATAGTTCTTCTATATCTATATTTGCTTCTTTAATATTTTCTTCTATTTTAGCCACATATTGATATGCTGTCCAATTATTCTGTACATATAATGAATCCAATCTGCGTTCTTGTGATGCACGCAAATCATTTAATGTGTTTATCCTTTTATTTTTATTATCTATTTGCTCTTGTGTTCTTTCAACTTGTTCAATAAAAATAGTTTTTTTACTATTAATAGTTTTTATTTCATTATCAGCCATTGTTAATTTAGTAGACGTAGTTTGATATGCATCAGATAAAAAACCATATATCCCTGCACTAGTAATAACCATTAATACGATAACGCTTGTAATTAAATATATTTTTAGCCAAACTTGAATCTTCAACCAATACTGATGTAAATATGTAACAACAATTAATTTTCCAATTTCCAATGCACTTGCCATAACAATTATAGCATTTGCCGCTCCGGCAAATGTTTTCGCCATTCCGGATACGGAAAAATATGCAGCGGTACATGCAATAAGTATTGCAGCGGATATTATAACAAACGTGAATATTTTATCGCGCGTCATCATATTCTAAATCTATCCTAGCACTTATTTTCTGGATTTGTTTTTGTAAACTAACTAAATTTTTATGTGTTTGCTCTGCAGAAATAGTTGAATTATTCATACCAGTTATTGTTGTGTTCATTAACTGAGTAGTTTTTTCTAGTTCTTTTAATACGTAGTCTTTATATTTCATGATTCCTTTATTAATTTAAACCTATAGTGGCTAATTTATTATGATACTTCATAATATAAATATATGATTTTTTAAAATTATTATAATTTTTTTCTATATATATGTGTTCTAACATAAATCCAGAACGTAAATATCGTTCTAGTAAGTTATCTATTTTTTCTTTATCATTTCCAACAAGGTAATATTTATCTTCATTCATTATTAATATTATAGGCACTGAATACGATAATGTTTTAATATCATCTAATTGAATGGGTTTTATATTTTGTTCGTTACTGACCATATCTATAACTACATCATAAATATTCTCAGCATCTGATATAATATCATCTACTAAATTATAATATTCATCATCTGATAAACTATCTAACCAATTTTTAAAAGTTTCTGGCTTTTTATTAAAAAGTAATTGGACATCAACTGATAACTTATTCCATAACAATGATGTTTCTGTTTCTAATTCATCCATAGAGTAAATATAATCCCAACTCTTCTCGATCAATAATTCAGATAATGTATTAATATATAGTTTAAATTTTGTTTCCATGTAAAATAGTTTATTATAAATATACAGAAAAATTATTATAATATATAAACTGCTTTAGCAGTTTAATCGTCTTCGACGATTATATAATGTTTATTGTATAATATAATTAATATTAATAACTGCCTTCGGCAGTTAATCGTCTTCGACGATTATAATTTAATTTTTATTTTATAAATAATTTTAAACTAATAAAAACAACTACCGAAGGTAGTTAATCGTCTTCAACGATTATATAGTCATGGTATTAGTTTAATAATACTATTTATATTACTTAATAACTTATCTGCAGATATCAATATTGATTGTATACATTATATATAGTATCATTTTTTAAAAACAAGACGGTAATTGTGATTTATTTTTCCGGAAGTATTTCATCAGTATAACTATTGTCTAATAATTTTTGTGTATGTAACATAATATCAATTGATTTCCATGCATCGTATACTGTTATGGTATTAAAAAATAATGCATTTTCTGGGATAATCTTTTTTTTATTTTTATCGATAATATAATATTTACCAGAATTATCAATCATAGTTTTTGCTTCTGGATATTGTTTAAGTATCCGTTTTTTTAATTTCTTAAACTCTTCTTTCATAAAATTGTGTAAATTTTAAATTTATTATTCACTCTTCTCTGATATTTAAGCTAATCCTTTAGCCATATTTTCAATTGCTTTTACATTAATAATATCATCACATGTATCTTTGTCATCCCTTAAGGTTTTATATACAGGATGTAATAATGAATAGTTGCCTTTACTATCTTTTGATAATCCACTACATTTGCATTCTACAATTGTACCTAATAATTCTTCTTGATTTTCAGTAACATATTTCATCGTATCTTCGTTCATACCTGCTGGACTAGTTGAAAGTAGTTTGTCTGATGTCTCACAGTTTAAAGATGAAATAACGTTTTTATTTTTACCTTTTCCATAATTAAATCCAACAATTATAAGGTCAACATCCATTTCAAGTTTAAATTTAATTTGCCATTTTGGTTTCCCATCTTTCCAAGTTCCATCGAATGCTTTTAGAATTGTTCCTTCTTCACCGCGATTAAGCATTTCTTGAAAATGTACAATTGCTTCTTCATATGTATTAACTATTTTTGATTCGATTACCCTAACCATTGTTATTTCTGGGTTGCTTAGTAGTTCTTCTAATTTAGCACGTCGTTTGTAATATGGCTGACTACTTTTATTATTATAATATTCATCAACAGAAATAGTATCCCATACAGTAAAAACAATTTTATCCAATGCTTCTTTATATGTCATTCCCTTTTCTAACTCAAATGTAATTATTTTTTTGTTTGTTTCTTCAACACCTCTTTCTTCACGTTTTTTTGTGATATCAATCAAAGAAGAAATAACTCCGTTTGATGTATATCTATCTACACCGTCCATCGTTAACTCACCGTTAAGAACACAATCTTCAAGTAATTCCATTTCTTTAACAAATTTGGCATTGTCTAATATTGTTGGTTCCCCTTGTCGTGATTCCATTCCAGCTTCTCCTAAACGAATAATTGAATTACAATATCGTCCATCCATTTTAACATCACTAAAACATTTGCCATTATCAAATAATTTTTTAACTAAATCTAAGTCAAATGAACATGCACCCATATACGGTGTTTTTTCAATTAGTTTGGGAAATATCTTATTTATATTTTTAGTTCCCATTCCAATTTTACAATCTTTTTCAATTATACGTTCTATGATATATGCATCATTTGCTGTAACACTTGATAATATGTGTGTAAGATGTTTTACCCCATCATGACCAGTTAAGTTTCTAGAACTTAATTCACCTAATAAATCCAATGCTTCTTCTAACGGAGTATTTATTCCATTAGTATCATAAATAGGAATTTGCTTCAGATAAAATTTTACTCTTTTTGAATTTGCTAAGTATAATACTTTTTTAAGTAATGGATTTTCAACGTATGTTCGAAGGATTTCCATTTTTTTATTAGTACTACTTTCATTGGCTATTTCATCAAAAATTGTTTTAATCATATTTAATTGTGTTTTAAACTGTTTATATACAAATATACATAAAAAAAATATAGAAGTCAAGTCTTTTCTAATTTAATTTAAAAAGATTTAAAAAGATTTGGATTTGTCGTATTTTTTCACTATGTTTGTAACAATTAATTAAAAAATATTATTTATGAAAAAATTATTATTGTTATTAGTAGTAAGTTGTTTAATTGCAACTATTGGTAGAGCTCAATGTATGGTTGGTAATACACAATCACAAATTGAAATGTTAATGCAAGACCATGACCCACAAACATATGGTTTTAATGACGACGACACATGTGTTGTTTATACTGTAAATGATGCAATGATTATTAACCACATGGAAAATAAACTTTGTATTAGTACGGTTGTAGTCCCTCTTAACGAAGAATGTAGACAAGAATATATAGCAAATTTAAATAGAGATTTTGTTATTATGTCTGATATATGGTGGAAGTATTATAATTATGAAAGAATTTATGAAGTAGTTTATAGAAATGGAGCTTTTATTTATTCTGCATACGTGATATATTAATTACTGTATTTCTTTTTTAAGTCTCGCGTAATATTGTTTATATGAAACGGTAAGACAATCAGTGCGTTATCTAAATGTTTACAAACACCACCTGCTTTCTTTGGATTTCTAATATTTGGACTTCTATTTTCTGGATATAATGCATAATCTTCTTGTGTACCTATATACTGAAATCCCCATTTATTCCAACTCGGGTCTGTACAATGTACTTTTACATTACCTAATACTGAAATTTTAACAATATCTTTTAATTTCTTCTTACCTTTATATTTTTTAATATTGGATAGTAAATCTAACAATTTAATCTTTTGTTGATATATATCATTTCCGTTACTTGATGAAGTTTCAAACATAACAACATCTTTTTCAATGCCTATATATTTGGAACCGGGACTTTGTTTCGAGTTCTTTCGTATATTTAAAAAATCATTAGTTTTACTTCTCAATTCTTTAGCAGTAATTTCTTTAAGTATATTTTTTAATTTCATGTTATTGATAAAATTTTTGATATTGATGATATAAAATATTTAATTGATTTTCAATTTCTTCATTTTGTGTTTCTATATATAATTTATTCAATTCTTTTATTTGAGCCTTTAAAGAACGAATATATTTCTTTTTGTCTGTCATATCAATTGTATTTATAATAAATATATAAAATCTTGAAAAAATCTATATTTTTTGTAAATATTATATCCCTACATACATATATAAAAATACATTAACATGAGATAGGAATGATGGAACAAGAATATGGATTTTGGGATGTAGTAAAAGATTTACCATTAGTTGTACAAATAATTTTTATATTGTTGTTTTTAACAATTCAATTGGTGGCAACTATAGGTGTCAAGAATATTTTTCAGTTTGTAACTAAAAATAAAAATAATAAACGTGGTATTAAAATAAGTGATTTACATAATCACTCTTTATTTTTTACTAGAAACCATATAGTAAATCATAAAATAAAATTAATGGATTTTAAAAGTAAATTTAAGAATAAAATCTTCCGTGGGTTGTTAGAAGATAAGATTAATAGCATTTGTAGAGAATCAAAAAAATTAATAGAGTCTGATTCAATTAAAACTATAAACGCTCATGATTTTAAAAATCGAGTGTTTAATTCATTTGCAACTATAATAGACGATTATAATAAATCTTTTATAGATAAATTTGGAAAAGAAATATACAATTTAGTATTACAACATCCAGATAAAGGATTTAATATGTGGCATGAACCGGTAGTTGTATATACATCTAATTTATTAGATGATATTTGTGATAGTGAAAACATGAATAACCTAGAAAAAATATCTGCTATATTTAATGCATATCAGTCCGCTATTGATGCAACATTAGTAAATGTAGAAAAAACATTTTGTAATTTTAACGGCGAACTAGATAATTTGGAAACTATTAAATATGACAAATAAAATTAATTCAAAACAAATATATTTTACAGGAAGTATTGATTTAAATAGTGGGCTTATACACAACGTCGCCGATGCAGTAGATGAATATGATGTCGTTAATAAAAAATCATTAGATGCAATAACTGGGTCTAGTGTGTACGGTGGAGATGAAATAATAACAGGGACTGTCATTACTGAAATTAGTCCGATTACAAGCTACGTTAGCGACACAGAATATACATATCGAGGAGATGTTAATGAAATCATTGAATATACTATAAACTCAGTAATAATATTTGCCCTTGAATTTGACCGTGCTAATTGC